TTTAGAAAATATATCAATTGAGGATGTGCGACCGGCCTCCATTCCAACACCTAAAATTGGTAAACGCCCTGTCGTTAAGAAAACAAAATAAAATTAGGTAATCTACTTAAATTTTCATATATTTATATCAAATAGGTAAAATATAAAATATAAAATAAACATGAGCACTAAAACACAATTACTAAAAGAAGCTAAAATGTTAGAAACAAAATTAGCAAACGTAAACAAACAAATCAATAAAATTGAAAAATTGCGCATGCAAATGTTAGCTGGAGTTATTACTGAAAGTCAATATAAAGCTAGATTGAGTGAGGAAGAAGGTAATGAAGAAGAACTTTGGACGGTATATGTTCAAGATTTTAGCCATGGTGAAGATGATGATATGACTTATTACGTTAAGGGAAATTCATCCGAGGAGGCAAAATCTTATCTTTTATCATTTTTTGAAGAAAACGGTCAAAATGTAGATCATAATTTGTCTATAAAGATAAATGATAAAACTCCAACCCCAAAAAATGAATTAGAAAAATATGTTAATATTACTAAACAAATAGGTGATGGAATTTATGTTTAATAATTTTACTAAAAATAAACCAAACCACCTACACAAATTAAGCTTGGCTCTGCCAGGCTTTCTTTGTATATTCAACATATAAATTAAAATACACATATAAATAAAGGTTATAAGATGTTTCAAGCTGTATACTATTCTCGCACAGGTAAAGACCAATATCAATATTCATTGAGAGATGATATTAAGGGAATTCATACATTCCCATATAAACCAACCGTTTATAAATTGGATGAATTCGGTGAACATAAAACTTTATTTGGAGATAGTTGCTCTCCCGTTAACGGGAAATATGACTGGAAAGACCCTAAAATACTGGAGCGCGATATCGATAAAGAATTGGTGCTATTGAGAGATCTATACTATGAAACGGATGAAATGCCATCCTACCACAATATAGTTTATCTCGATATTGAGATCGAAATTTTAGGTGCACTTACACCAACCACCATTAAGGAAGCAAATGCTGAAATAACATCAATAGCATTACTAGATGCTACCACTAAGCAAAAGATATGTTTTATTATCGACAAAAACGGAACACTAGAGTCCACATCTATAGGAGATAAACATATTATTTCCACACCTGACGAGAATACATTACTTAGAAAATTCCTATCTAAATGGGAAGAATTGGATCCTACAATTTGCATTGGATATAATTCAGATTTCTTCGATATGCCATACCTATACTATCGAATTAAAAAACGTTTAGGTGACGAGGTATTTAGACTGTCCCCTATAGGTAAAATTGACGAGAACTTAAATAACCCAAACTCACCAATTAAAATTGGTTTAGTAAGTTGTTTGGACTTTATGTTGCTATTGAAAAAATATATAGCTAAAGAAGAATCATCCTATAAATTAAATGATGTAGGTTTAAAGTATGCTAAATTAGGTAAAATTGAATACGATGGTAATCTAGATAAATTATTTGCAGAAGACCCAGACAAATTCATAGACTACAACATTCGCGATGTTGAAATACTAGAGGCGTTAGAGGATAAACTGAAATTCATCGAGTTAACCGTGCTTATATCTCATTTATGTCACACTCCATACGAGTCCATATACTACAATACTACATTAAATGAAGGCGCTATATTAACGTATCTTAAACGTAAGGGAATAATTGCTCCAAACAAACCTACCACTACTAACCCATCGATCCGTGAGTTAGAAGTTGGAGATCACGTTGTACATCAACGTGGTACTGCTACTTTAGAGGGAATTGTATATAGTATTGACAGACAAACTGTTATCGTAAAAAACATGTCAAATAGATATGTTGAGCGAAATCTTCGTACCATTAAGAAAAAAGACGGATATGCTGGTGGATATTTACTTGAACCAATCCCAGGCCTGTATTCAAATCTATCTGATTTGGATTTTACCTCGCTATATCCCTCTATCATTAAATCACTTAATTTAGGAGTAGAGACATTGGTTGGTAGAATTACAACCAAAAATAACTATGAACAGGAAAACTCACTAGAGAAACTTAAATTAAGAGACCCGTCAGAGGAAATCAAGATACAAAAACTCAACAAACACAATTATATACTTAAAGACGGTGAAATATCAATTGGTGATTTAATTGAAATAATAGAAAAAAACAAATTCACTATATCCGCTAGTGGTGCTTTATTTAGAACAGACAAAAAAAGTATTTCATGTGAGGTACTGGAGGATTGGTTTGATAAACGAGAACACTATAGAGCACTTAAAAAAGATGCAGGTAAAGCAGAGGATTGGTCGAACTATAAACTATATGATTTGTATCAAATGGCTTTCAAGATCCTCCAAAATGCACTTTATGGTACATATGCTATTAACTCCTGGAGATTCACTGACGGATACAAGATATGCTCTGCAGCTATAACAAACAGCGGACAAAGATTAACTAGAGAATCCATCACATTTGTAAACCAATATATTTCAGATCAAGTTGAGAAAGAACTTACCCCATATGTAAAAGCCAGCGACACGGATTCTTTGTATATGGAATTAACAGATCTACTAGTACATAGATATCCAGATGTGAATATAAATGACATGAAGGAGAAAATGCCATACCTACTGAAATTAACGGATGAATTGCAGGATGCAGCTAATGGCAATTTAAATGGCATAACTAAAGATCTATTCAATATACACAACAAACATTACTTTGTACTAAAACAGGAAGTTATAGCAGAAAAAGCATACTGGTCTGGTAAACGTAGATACGCTATGTATATTGTAAACAAAGAAGGTATTGAAATTGAGGAACTGGAAATGAAGGGAATGGATATAATGAAATCCAATTTCCCTCCACTATTCCGTAATTTCGGTGAGAAATTAATTAAGGATATTCTATTTGGTAAATCAAAAGAAGACATAGACAAAGATGTAATGGAATTCAAAAATTCACTACACACCATAGACTGGATAAACTTAATGAAACCAACGGGCTTAAAGAAAATGAATGAATATGTTGAACGTAAAGCCATGCCTGGTGAGTTATTCTCTAAACTTAAATTAAAATGTCCGGTAAATACAAAAGCCGCACTAGCATACAACGATATATTACGTTTTAAAAACTTAACCAAAAAGTACCCCGAATTCACCATAGCGGATAAAATGTATATAGCAATGCTAAAACCAAACCCATACCATATTACCGTAATTGGATATAACGGATACAACGATCCACCAGATATAACCAAAATAATAGACGAATATATAGACAGAGAGGGAATATTTGATTCAGTAATGCGTAACAAGTTACAAACCGTATACAACGATTTAGGTTGGACCTTAAATTTAAACGAAAATATATCTAAATTCTTTAACTTTTAACTAGGTTATATTCTATATATTTCGTACATTCAATAAAATAAAAATTATATGATTAATAAATTAGTTTTGATGTCAAATATATCCAAGTATCACTTGGGTGAGGTTGAATCGGTTAAATGGATAGTAAAAGATAAAACATTAAATATATCCTTTATGTCCATAACTAAAGAAGTAATAGGTACCATCACACATTCCTCCTTTAATATGGAAGACTGCGAGTTAGCCATATTCGATACTAAAAAATTAATATCTTTATTGAGCATAACTCAAGGTGATCTTTTACTTGATGTAGAAACACGCAATAACAGACCTACCAAACTCCATATCTCAGACACATCATTTAATTTAACATATGCATTAGCGGATCCATTACTTATAGGCAAAGTAGGTACTGTAAACGAGACAGAATGGGACGCAACCTTAGAGTTAAGTAGTGATGACATAGATAATTTAGTTAAAGCTAAATCTGCACTTAAAGACGTAAATAACATGTTAATTTCCGTTGAAACAGATGAAGTAGATAACTTAATGTGTTTGTTTACCTTTGGAGACGAGAACGGACACAACAATAAAATCACATACCAGATATATGGTGAAATTAAACCCACCACAAATAAAATCCCATTTAATTCAGACATGTTAAGAAATATATTACATGCAAATAAAGATATGGAAAGTGGTACACTATATTTAAACTACAATGGTTTAATTAAATTAAAATTCACCACTCAACATACCTCGTGTGAATATTATCTAGTACGTAAAGAACAAAATAGTTTTTAATATGTATAGTAAATGAAAATTTGGTTAAACCAAATACGTTTCGTATATTCAGTTATAAATAAATAAAGTTATGGTAGAAACAACAACTAAACGCAAAGGGCGTCCGGCTAAGGACCCAACAGACACACAATCAACACTATGTACCATCAATGATCCACTTATGGAACCATTTTACGTTGAGAAAGACTCATCTAATTTTACAGTAATGGAACGTTTCACAACCACTAGAGGATTTGCTGGAACTGTAGGTGGTGGTAAATCACAAATAAAAGTAGTAGGACACTACACTAGTTTCCAAAATGCATTAAATTGTATCTCAAAGAAAAAATTTTATCAAAATACAGGAGAATACAATTCAATCAAGGAATACATTGAGGTGTGGGACGAAGTAAAAACAGGATTAAATAATTTATTAAGTAAAATAGAAATATAAAATATGGAAGAACAAGAATTCAAATTAGAAGCACTATTTGATGCAGTTATTGTAAAAATCAACGAAACAGAAGAAGAAACGATGTACGGATCCATCGTAATTCCAGACGCTGGTAAAGAACGTAACGAAAGTGGAGTAATTATGTCAGTAGGACCTGGTGTAGCTACAGTAACAGGTACATTTGTACCAACTATACTACAAGTTGGAGACGAGGTAGTTTTACCATCTATGGGATTTACTAAAATCGAACATGGTGGTATTGAATATTTAATAGGAAGTGAGAAACAAGTACTTGCAAAAATAAATTAAAAGTTATATGAAACAAAATGTAATATTAGGGAAAGAATCCCGTGAAAAATTAATGAAAGGTGTAGATATATTAGCTGATGCAGTTGTATCTACTTTAGGACCAAACGGTAGAAATGCTGTCTATGAGGAAAATGGAAATATTATATCTACTAAGGATGGAGTAAGTCTTGCGAAACATATAAATGAAGTTGAATGTCCCGTTACTACATTAGGTATTAAATTAATTAAACAGGCCGCAATCAAAACAGCAGACAATGCAGGAGATGGTACAACTACATCTACTCTATTGGCTAGAGAGATCGTTAAACAAGGTCTACAACGTTTAAATGACGGAGCAAATGCAGTTGAAATTAAACGTGGAATTGATGCTGGTGTTAAACAAGTATTAGCTTCACTTAAAGACAATTCAGAAAAAATTACATCGGAAGAACAATTAGAGCAAATCGCTACTATTTCAGCAAACAATGACCCAGAAACAGGTAAATTGATTGCTAGAGCAATGGAAAAAGTTGGACGTGAGGGTGTAGTGCATATCGAGGAATCTAAAACCGGAGAAACATACCTAGAGGTAGTTGAGGGGATGCAATTTGACCGTGGATTTAAATCTCCATACTTCGTTACAAACAATAATACAATGTCAGCTACATTAACGGATGCTTTCATTTTAGTAGCAGACCATAGATTCACTCAAGTGAAAGAATTACTACCTATACTAGAGGGTGTATCTCAAAAGGGTAAATCGTTACTAATCATTGCAGAAGACATTGATGGTGAGGCACTATCTACACTTATTGTAAATAAAATGCGTGGTACATTAAAAGTATGTGCTGTTAAAGCACCTGATTTTGGTGATCGTAGAAAATTAATCTTAGAAGATATCGCAATTTTAACTGGAGGAACTGTATTCGACAAGGACAAAGGAATGAAATTGGACAAATTCAACTGGGAATGGTTCGGAGAGGCTAGAACAGTTACTGTAACTAAAGAACAAACCACAATAGTAGATGGTAACGGAACAGAAGAAGTAATCAACAGTAGAGCGGAAGAATTAGAGAAACAAATCGCTAACTCAACTACACCATTCGAGACTGAAAAATTGCAAGAGCGTTTAGCTAAATTTGTAGGTGGTGTAGCTTTAGTTCACGTTGGTGGTAACACTGAAACGGAAATGAAGGAAAAGAAAGACAGAGTAGACGATGCATTACATGCAACTAAATGTGCTCTAGAAGAAGGTATCGTTCCTGGTGGAGGTATTGCATTGCTATATGCTAGAGAAGCAATTTCAGAAGTTGGAACCGATAGCCCAGACTTTAACTACGGTAAAAAAATCGTATATAAAGCATGTGGTAAACCATTTCAGCAAATCCTAGTGAATGCAGGATATACTGAAGGTGAAATTTATCCAATTAACATGGAAATAGGTGTTGCTGGTGAGATGGGTACTAAACCATGGTTCGGATTCAACATCAAAACTCAATCTATCGTAAACATGAAAGAGGCAGGAATCATTGATCCACATTTAGTAACTAAAACAGCGTTAAAATCAGCATCTTCTATTGCTGGAACTATTCTATTAACTGAATGTATAGTTGTAGACAAACCAGAAGACAAAAAAGATGCAGGATTTGATCCATCTATGATGGGAGGAATGATGTAATATGGAAAAGTTAGAAAAAGAAGTAAACATACTAATAGCTAGTAGAGTACTAGGTAAAGGTGATACTTGGAAATTAGTAGGGGAAGACATTGAACGTCTTTCCCTAACTGATGCTTTAGAGGCATACTTCCAGAAAACACAAGACAAATGTCACTTTAGGTTAGAACCATTAAATAGTAAACTATTTGCAATTAAAACTCAAATAGAAGACATTGTATCTACCCCACCTAAACAATATAACATATACGGTGACTTTTTATAGTCATCGTATATTTATATGTAAGACTTGGTTTATTAATTAAATCATCGTATATTTATACATAAAATAAGTAAATATGAAATTATTCGATATAATCCGTGAAATGGATGGAGAAGAGGATGGAATGAAAGGGTTGGGTAGAGCTAGTTTTGATTTCATAATACAAGCACCAGATACTCAAGCAGCAGTAGATGCTTTATCCAACATAGACAACTATGGCTCGTACGCACAAGGTATGAGAGACCCGGAAGCAATCAAGAAAATATTTGGCCCATCAATCCCAGCACAAAAAATAGGTGCAGCTTGGAAAAGTTGGAACGAATTAAGCGATGATGGTAAAGACAACAAATTAAAAGATATCAAATCTCGTGAACCTCAAAAATACGAGGCTGGATTGAAAGACGTGGAGAAACAATATGCTGGTTGGAAATCTGATGGAAATGAAGGTACCATTGAAGACTACTTAAAGTTAGTACCAGGCAAATCGTTACCTAAATCAATCACAGGAAGTTATTTCCCACTTAAAACACCAGACAATTTAAAGAAATATAGTGGTAAAATGGAAGAAGGTGTACATTACATTGTTGATGGAGACGAAATTACTTTCCCATTAGAAAATAGCCCATATGCTACTAAAGCATATTTAGAGAAAGTAGTTAAAACAATCATGGACAATGCTGGAGTTAAATACCAGATATTAAGAATAGAAGATACTGATTCACCAGAAGCCGCTAAAGCTCAAAGATCCTCTAAATCGGATGCTCCACCACTTTCCACTACATTACCTGATAGAGCAGATGCATCAGCATTAAGAAAAACCATACAAAATAAATTCAGTATCCCTGCAGCAAAGTACGAAATTGTACCTACAGAGGGAGGTGAAGTAAAATTAATAGTTACCGGTTTAACTCCATCACAACGTGCCTCTATTCAAGCTATTACTACTGAATATGCTCGTAATTTAATGGAAAATAAATTGCGTATGCAAAAATTAGCAGGTATTATTACTGAAAGTGAATTAAAACACCACAAGGCTCAGTTATGGTATGAAGGATATGCTAATAATTTGAAGGTGTTATTAAATGATTTAAAATCAACAGTTGAAAATGGAAAAAATAATATATAATTTCCCTATACCTCATAATATATAACTTAAAAAGCTTGGCTCTGCCAGGCTTTCTTTGTATATTCCACCAAAAATAAGTTATGCAAACAGAACATTATGTGATGAATGAACGTTATAGACCATCAACCCTTGAAGGCTATGTATGTGATGATATATTTAAACATAAAATAGAAACGTGGATTGAGCAGAAAAACATACCACATCTTTTTTTGTATGGCAAACCTGGATCTGGTAAATCTACCCTAGCTAAAATACTAGTAAAAAATATAGATTGCGATTACTTATATTTAAATGCAACAGAAAAACGTGGTATAGACGACATTAAAAATGAAGTACTCCCATTCGTTTCCGTAATGTCATTTAAGGATGCACCTAAAATAGTAATACTAGATGAAGCAACCCATATTTTACCTGCAGGTCAAGTATTGCTCCTAAACATGATTGAAACATATAGCCTAAACACACGATTCATATTAACTGGTAACTACCCAGAACGTTTAATTGAACCATTACGCTCACGTTTAGAGGACTATAACTTAAAACCACCTAGTAAGAAACACGTAGCTAAACATATAGTTAAAATACTCGAAACCGAAGTTATACAATACGAAATTAGCGACGTAGCTGCGATTATAAACACGTACTACCCAGATATACGACGTATTATAAACAACATACAAAAGCACGTAATTGACGGTAAACTTGAGCTATCTCAAACACTATCCAACGATGTTGATACTGAAAATCAAGTAATTCAACACTTACTAAAACCAATCAAAACCACATTTAGAGACATACGTAAAACACTAGCTGAAGGTGATATATCTGACTTCGATAGCATGTATAAAAAATTATACGATGACATTGAGAAATACGCTAAAGATAAAGAAGGTCTTGTGGTTATCGTAATAAATGAGCATATATTCCAGAGTGCAAGTGTTATAGACAAAGAAATATGCTTTTGTGCTTGTATAGCACGTATACTAGAAATAATATAAACCATAAATAAAAAACAAACATGCAAAACACACAACAACCACAAATTGATTTGACAACAACCACAGCTGTAGAAGGATTTGATGGTGGACAGTTATTTGGACAAGCATTTGTCTTACGTAAAGTATCTAAATTTATCGTTGGTGGTGAAGAAGACGGAATCATTCCGATCCCTGTATTCTATGATTTAGATAGCCGTAAAATCATCTTAGATTCACTACCACCAGAATTACGTGATGAATATAAAGAAATTGCACTTTAATATTTAAGTAGTTGTGAATCTATTCAACTGGCTAGAACAAATCACTGTAAAAAAACAACCCACCTCCTCGTTCACCGAGGAGGATTGGGTTAGTTTTAACAGTTACATTATCCATCGATATTTATCCATGCAACCTGAATATATAGAATTAGTAAACTATATTCAGAGAATCCCGAACGATAAGAAAAAAGAAATATATTCAGTTTACAGAGAGATGATACCAAAGAAAAAAGTGTTTTTAAAATTTATAGCCAAAACAAAAAGAAAATCCAACATTGAAGTAGAACAATACATTGCGAAATATTTCGAATGTAGTTTAGGTGAAGCAGAAGAATATATAGACATATTGCGTGTTAATGGTGTTAGAGGTATATTATCCGAAATGGGTATGAACGAGAACGAAGTAACTAAATTATTGAAAAAATGAAAGACGGAAATATTGAAGTTGAGGAAGAATTAGAGCGTTTATTTAGCAATAGTAGACTCATTCCTAGAACAGATCATATTGTAGATTCAGTAGTAGATAAATTTGTTGAACGAGCTCAATTTGGTAGGGAAAAATATGGAGTTGGTTTAGATCGAGAAGATCTTACATTCCCAAACTATGTAACTCATTTGAGAGAGGAATTAATGGATGGTATTCTATACCTTCAAAAAATAGAAACATTACATACTGAAATATTGTCAGATATTGATTCACTTAAGAAACTAGCTATGGAAATACAATCATATGAAATGGCTGCTTCTTTAAGGGATATTGAGCGTAAACTGCAAGAGTTTAAAATTTAACCATATTTATATACATGAAACGCAATTACACAGATTTTAAATTTGAAAATTTAGAATTTAAAAATACTTTAAATGAATCTGAAATAGATCCTGTTGAAAAGGCAAGAGTGGATGACTTAATTGAACAATTAAATTTCGAAGTTAATAAAATATGTAAAAGGTTACAAGATGAAGGAAGCATGATTACTGATTGGCTAGACCAATATGGTGACCCAGAAATAGAAAAAATAGTAAACGATAAAATTATGAAAGACGAATTTAGAAGAATGCAAGAGTTAGCAGGTGTACCTGTTACTTCACCAAAAACCAACTTAAAAGAAAACTTCGTTGGAATGGGTGCAATTAATAACCCATTTGCTAAAAGTAAGAAAACAGATTACGAGTTAGCATTTGAAAGGTACTCAAATACCTTAAATGAAGAAAAACCATCTCCAGAAATGTTTAAAAACATTAAGGAAGAAGAAGAAAATGGTGTAAATCCGGTAGACACAATCATGATGGACGTTCCATTATTTATTCGTATGTTAGAATACGCTAGAGAGGATGCTTCAACAGATATGGACTTACACGATGTTGCTGAAAAAGCAGTTACATTAAGTGCTCAAGGTGAACCATTAAATATGGATAGCTACGAAGATTTAATTGGACAAGAAACATTACCTGCAGAAATTAATTAAATAAAATAAAATAAAACAAAATACAAATGGAAAACAAAGAATTCAAAAGAATGCAAGAACTAGCAGGTGTACCTGTTACAACAACTACAACAACTGAAAATGTAGTAACCGAAAATTCATATTCAGCAGAAGGATATTCTATATTCAATTCAGAATACGATGACTCAATAGGAATAGCACACGATTCAGCTGAAGATACAATGGTTGTTCTTTCACTTGACCCGAATGTTGATTTTGGTGAAACAGCAGTAGATAATGGAACTATTAAATTAGGAAATAAATTAGTTTATTGGGCTGTAACAACAGGATAGTTTTACATTTATATTAAAAACACAAATTAAGCTTGGCTCTGCCAGGCTTTTTTTGTATATTCCGGTTATGGCAAAAAAGAAAATCCCACAAATTGTAAAAGATATACGCAATTACAAGCAAAAAGAAATGGACTGGGCAAATGAGAAACTTATTTCATATTCACAGTTATCCATGTATAACGAGTGTCCAAAGAAATGGAGTTTAATGTATGTCGAGGGACACAAGCAATTTAATTCAACCATTCATACTGTATTCGGATCTTCCGTACACGAAGTACTTCAACATTACTTAACTGTAATGTACGAGCAAAGTGCTGTAGAGGCAGACAAAATAAACACCTCCGAAATGTTTGAAGAAACATTACGTAAGGAATATAAACTGCAATACAAGAAAAACGGTAACCAACATTTCTGCACACCCGAACAATTGCATGAATTCTACAATGACGGAATTGAAATTATACGTGACTTTGCAAAAAACAAATCCAAATATTTCTCCAAACGTGGATGGTATTTAGTGGGATGTGAGGTACCTGTAACCAAAATACAAAATCCATTACTACCTAATGTAGTATATCAAGGTTATTTGGATGTAGTTATGTATCACGAACCAACAGACACACTAAAAATTATTGATATCAAAACTAGTACAAATTCCTGGAGTGACAAGCAGAAAAAAGACGAGAACAAGCAATTCCAACTTATACTCTACAAGAAATTCATATCTGAAATATTTAACCACCCAGTAGATAAAATTGATATTGAATTCTTTATTGTTAAACGTAAATTATTTGAGAGTGAAGATTTTGCTATTCGTCGTATTCAAATATTTACACCCCCATCAGGTAAAATTAAATTATCTAAAGCAACTCAATCTATCGATTCATTTATAAGTGAAGCATTTAATTTGAATGGATATAAAAAGGTAGAACATCAACCTAAAGTAAATGGAAATTGTAACTTTTGCCCATTCAAAGGTGTACATTTATGTAAAGCAACATATAATAATTAAGTTATATAAAAATATACATCTTCCCCCTCTCCCATATATTTATATATAAACAATAATTAATATATAAAATCATGAGTGAAAAAAACCAACAATTAACTAGTGTAAAAGTAGACAAAGATTTATTTGAAGAATTCAAAATCAACTCAATCAAATTAAAATTCAGCTTCCAGAAACTATCTGAACGAGCTATGTTTCTATACAACACAGACCCAGAATTCCGTAAAATGATACACAGTGTTAAAATAGACTTGGATAATCAAGACTAAATTAGTATATTCCATGAAAAAATAAGTTATATGAAAGAAAAATTAGGTTATATCCCCCAACATCAACGCAAGAAAATATTATTTATATCAGACGATATTCGTGTTCATAGTGGGGTGGCAACTATTGCACGTGAATTAGTGATCAATACATGCCATCACTTCAACTTTGTTTGTATTGGGGGAGCAATTAAGCACCCGGAAGCAGGTAAGAAATTTGATTTATCTGCAGACACAAATAATAATGCAGGTATAACAGATTCTCAAATAATGCTATACCCAGTAGATGGATATGGTAATGCTGATATACTTAGACAAATCATCCAAATCGAGAAACCGGATGCGTTAATGTTTGTAACAGACCCACGTTACTTCGAATGGTTATTTGCTATTGAGAATGAAATTAGAAAAACTGTACCTATGGTTTATCTAAATATTTGGGACTCACCAGTACCTTACCCTCTATGGAATAAAAAATACTATGAATCATGTGATGCATTATTAGCTATTTCCAAACAAACTAAAAATATAAATGAAGTTGTGTTGGGTGATAAAGCTAAAGGTAAAGTAATTAAATATTTACCACATGGTCTAAACCACAATATTTTTAAACCATTGGATAAATCAACCCATGAATTAATTGATTTTAAATCAAAATTATTTGGTGGTAGAGAATTTAAATTCACGTTATTCTTCAATTCAAGAAACATACGTAGAAAACAAATCATAGATACACTATGGGCATATCGTTTATTTTTAGATAAACTAACACCAGAACAAGCTCAACAATGTGCTTTTGTTTTACATACTGAATTAGTAAGTGAACATGGAACAGATTTACCAGCATGTGTTGATTACTTATTAGCTGACTATAAAAACAACATCATATTCTCAACTGATAGATTAGATGCACATCAAATGAATCTATTGTATAACTCAACAGATACTCAAATTTTATTAAGTAGTAATGAAGGTTGGGGTTTAGCATTAACCGAAGCCATTTTAGTTGGTAATCCAATTATAGCAAACCAACAGGGTGGAATGATTGATCAAATGAGATTTGAGGACGAAAATGGTGAGTGGATTAATTACACACCAGATTTCCCTTCAAACCATAGAGGAACATACAAAAACCATGGTGAATGGGCATTCCCTGTATTACCAACAAATATTTCAATCCAAGGTTCACCAACTACACCTTATATAAGTGATGATAGATGTAGACCAGAAGATGCTGCAGATAGAATATTTGAGGTATATTCGCTAGATCCAACTGAACGTAAACGTAGAGGATTAAGTGGTAGAGAATTCGCATTGAATGAAGGTGGATTTACCGGAGAAGTAATGGGAAATAGAGCAGTTGAATATATTGATGAATTGCTTTCAACTTGGAAACCACGTAAATCTTACGAGATAGTAAATGCTACTAAACACCAATTAGATACAACAAGAAATACTCAATTAGTATATTAAAAGTTATGAATATAAATAAACCAACATGCGTATTTTATGGCGCAACTGATACATTCTCAGGATATGGTTCTCGCGCGCGCGATATCGCTAAAGCACTAATCGAATTAAAGGGAGAAGAGTGGGACATTAAAATCCTATCGTGTAGGTGGGGTGCTACCCCTAATGGCTTCATCCAAGCACATCCAGAATGGGAATTTTTAAATGAATACATTCAACCAAACCACCAATTAACCTCACAACCAGACTATATGTTCTGGAATACAATCCCAAGTGAGGGACAAATAGTAGGTAAATGGAATTGTTTAATTACTGCAGGAATTGAATCTACTATTGCACCAGCGGAATGGGTTGATGGTTGTCAACGTATGGATCTTGTGTTAGGTTCATCTAAACACACTATTGATATTTTACGTAATAGTAAATTTGAAAAACGTAACCAAAATACAAATCAAGTAGAAGGAGTAATTGAATGGAACAAACCCGGAGATACATTATTTGAAGGTATTGATGAAGTTACATATAAACCACAAACAACATCCAAATTTAATTTAGATAATATTACTGAAGATTTCTGTTTTCTATTTAATTCAATGTGGGTAGGTAATTCTCCAATAGGTGAGGACAGGAAAAACATTGGTTTATTAATTAAGTCATTCTTTGAAACATTTAAAAATAAAACCAACAAACCAGCATTAATATTAAAAACAACTACTGTTGGTTCTTCCTATTCAGATAGAGACGAAATATTGAAACGAATTAAACAAATCCAATCTACCGTTAAATCAACTAACCTACCTAACATATATTTGTTACATGGAGATGTAACAGATGAGGAAATTAATGAATTAAATAACCACCCTAAAGTAAAAGCAATGGTAAATCTTACTAAAGGTGAAGGTTGGGGAAGATGTATGGCTGAATTTTCAGTTACAAATAAACCAATCATTACTACAAATTGGAGTGGCCATTTAGATTATTTAAAACCCGAATTCACTACGCTTTTAAACGGTAATTTAACACCTATACACCCATCAGCAGCGAATAATATGCTCTTGAAGGAAGCGAGTTGGTTTAGCGTTGACTATGGTCAAGTGGGGTATTACTTAAATGATATGTTTGAAAACTATAAAAAATATAGTGAATTAGCTAAACGTCAAGGTTACTATAGTAGAACAAATTTCTCCTTCAATAAAATGAAAGAAAAATTCGGTGGTATACTAGATAGTTTACCTAAATTTGCTCAACCAGTTAACTTGGTTTTACCACAATTACAGAAGAAAATAGAATTACCTAAATTGCAAAAAATATAACATGGAACAATACGATGAAATTATAGATTGCCCTAAAAGCTCCGGGAATCTTTGCTACCGCACACAGGTAACACCAGATATATCAACTTATTTAAGTTTAAGTTGTGGTTTTTACACAAACACACTTATGGTTGAAGGAAGTGATTTTTACAATCAAACAGTAGAAACACTACCAGAATTATACAAAGATTTACTTTGGACAGATCCAAAAACCGGGTTAGTTTGGGTACCAAACACAATAAATACTGAAGGAGTAGGTATGTTATTTGCATCTGGAACCGATAAAGATAATTGGAATTGGATGGCTGTTAAATCTTC